GTTGCATCTAATTATCTTCGTAACGAATCCAGAAAACCAGATTGGCTATGACTTATAATCCCAAAGTAAATGATTACGTTAAGTGGAAAGATCATGAAGGTTGGGTATATTTTAAATGTGAAGAGTATCTTACAATTGAACTTGGAACAAAACCAAAACTTCATTGTGAATATACTAAAAATGATATACACAAAAAGAACCATATTTTGTTAGTATGTTACCGTTATTGTTGGAATGAACTTGATTATGTTAGATCCAGAAAAAGTAAATATGAAGAATGAATTGGATGCTATTCGTGAGGAAGGTGGATTTGAATGGACACCTTTGTCTGAAAAAAAGACAAACAAACATACCTTAACCGTTGATGATGATGGTGTTTTAACTTTCACTCCAGAAATCCTAGAAGAAACTGGATGGAAAGAAGGTGATGTGTTAGAATGGATTGACTGTGGAGACGGTTCTTTTGAATTGAGGAAAGTAGATGAGTCGTAATGAATTTATTTGGGTTGAAAAGTATCGACCCAAAACTATTGATGAGTGTATTCTCCCTGAGAATATTAAAAAAACATTTAAGGATTTTCTAGATGCCGGGGAGATTCCTAATCTTCTTCTTTCTGGACCACCTGGCATTGGTAAAACAACTATTGCAAAAGCACTTTGTCATGAATTAGGAGCAGATTATTATGTTATTAACGGGTCCGACGAAGGACGATTTTTGGACACGGTACGGAACCAGGCAAAAAACTTTGCTTCGACCGTATCACTTCAAGCAACTGCTAAACACAAAGTCATCATCATTGATGAAGCTGACAACACGGGGAACGATGTACAACTCCTCTTACGGGCTAATATTGAGACGTTTTATAACAACTGCAGGTTCATCTTCACCTGCAATTACAAAAACAAAATCATTGAACCTCTCCACTCCCGTTGTGCAGTCGTCGATTTTGCCACAACCTCAAAGGACCGTCCTAAGGTGGCAGCAACCTTCTTCAACCGTCTCAGGACTATTCTTGAGGCAGAAGGTGTGGAATATGATCCAAAGGTTATCGTCGAACTGATCAATAAGCACTTTCCTGACTTCAGGAGGGTCCTTAATGAGTGTCAGAGGTATTCTGTTGGTGGAAGCATCGACAGTGCCATTCTTGCCTCTTTTAGTGACGTATCAGTAAATGAACTTATCAACCATCTCAAAGATAAAAACTATCCTGAGGTCCGAAAGTGGGTCGTTAATAATCTGGACAATGATCCTAATCTGGTTCTTCGTCGTGTTTACGATGCTCTTACAAATGCCGTGGATGGTCCTTCTCTCGCTGCTGCTGTGCTCATTATTGCTAAGTATCAGTATCAAATTGCCTTCGTAGCAGATCAAGAAATTAATCTGCTTGCAGCACTAACTGAAATTATGGTGGAGTGTAAATTCAAATGACTAAAACAAAATTAAAAGCACAAGTAAAGTCCCGTTTCTATTATGTTTTCTGGGGAACTGCGACTGTAGCAGTTGTTCTTGGACAACTCTATGTTGGAACTGGATATCGTGTCCTTGCTGGAAGAATGAGTCAACTTCTACAAAAAGTAGATGGAGTTCTTCTATATACACCTGATAATTCTAAATTTTATTCAAAATGATTGATGTAAAACTAATTCGTATTACTACTGGTGAAGAGGTTGTTGCTGAACTAGTTTTTGAAAGTGATGATAGCATCACTATAAAGAATGGACTTGTAGTCCTTCCAACTAATAATGGAGTAGGATTTGCTCCATGGGCAACTGTTATTGATCCCGATGAACCTGAAATTGTTCTTTCTAAACAACATGTTGTATATGTAGTAAATGTTCAGCAGGATGTGAGTAAACAATATAATCAAATGTTTGGTAGTAAGTTGGTAACACCAGAAGAAAAAAAACTTATCCTATAAATGGAACTCAAAGACTGGCTCAATTCAATCAACTTCACTAAGGAAGATCTTTCGGAGGATATCAAACAATATGCTCCCTTTGTAATCAATAAATGCATGTCGGGTCATGTCGATACTGTCATGTATTCAAATGAGATGAATATGGCACATCATCTCAGTAAAGATATGCAATATAAATTTTATATAAATATCGTTAGGAAACGGAAAAGGTTTGCACCTTGGCTTCGTAAAAACAGTATCGAGGATATTTCTGTAATACAAAAATATTATGGGTATAGTTTTGAAAAGGCACAACAGGCACTCAAAATCCTTTCAAAAGAACAAATTGATTACATAAAATCCAAGTTGGACCAAGGGGGTAAAAAATGATTACTAAAGAACCTGAAGTGAAATGGACACCTGAACAAATGGTTGAGGTTATCCTGAGTGAACCAGATGATTTTCTAAAGGTTCGTGAAACACTTACCCGGATTGGAGTTGCTTCTAGAAAAGAGAAAAAACTATATCAATCCTGTCATATTCTTCACAAACAAGGACGATACTTTATTGTCCACTTTAAAGAATTGTTTGCACTTGATGGTAAGTATGCAAACATTACTCAGAATGATTTGCAACGAAGAAATAGAATTGCTCATCTTCTTGCAGATTGGGGACTAATTCAAATTAAAGATGTTGATAGTGCCACTGATATTGCACCTTTAAATCAAATCAAAGTTATTGCTTATAAGGACAAGAATGATTGGACTCTTGAAGCAAAATATAACATTGGTAAAAAGAAAACAACTCCAGAAGAATAAATAATGGTGTGTCGTTTCGTGCGGCACGCGCTACGAAGGGAATATACGCTACACTGACCCCTTGACTGGGGTCTTTTTTTATGTTAGTTTTTAAATAAAAATTATATGAGTTATTATTATCTTTACTTAATAAAATTTGAGGACGGTAGATTTTATATTGGATCTCGTAAATCAAAAGTTCCTGCAGAGAAAGATGTAAAATACTGGGGATCTCCTGGTAAAATCAATGAGCATTTATGGGAGATGAAAAAAGAGAAGCATATTCTTTTTGAGAGCACTGATATTTCACTCCAAGATTTGAGAAAAAAAGAATATGAATTCATTCAAAGTGGTTGGAATAAATTTGGTAAAGATAAATGTGTCAATAAATCTCTTGGTGGATTAGACAGTATTACAGAAGAGGTTATGCGTGAAATTGGAAGGCAAAATGGTTTAAGAAGTCTCAACAATAAAACTGGTGTATTCTCTCAAACTAAAGAACAATTAAGAGAAGTTGGATTGCGGCAAGTGATTAATAAAACTGGATTTCATGGTGCTTCAAAAAAACAAAAACAAGAATGGGGCAAATCGGGTGGCTATATTGGAGGACAAAAATCATATGAAATGGGGGTTGGTGTTCATGGATTGTCTTTTGATCAAAAAAGTAAAATAGGTAAAACCAATTATGCACAGGGAAAAGGAATAGGTGGGATGTCGAAAGAAGAACTTCAAAGAGCATCTGCAAAAGCAAAACAAATTCAAAAAGAACGTGGAACAGGAATATATTCAATATCAATAGAAGATAGAATAAAAACTGCAACAAAAACATATCACAGTGGTAAAGGTATAGGAGGAGCTTCTTCTAAACAATTGTCAGAGTGGGGCAAAAGGGGTGGTATACATAATGCAAAAAGATTTTCAGTAAAATCTCCTACTGGTGAAATATATGTTGGAAGGCATCTTGCAAATTTTTGCGAACAATTTTTTGACTCTAAACATGGTGCAATAAAATATTTGGGTGAAGTTATTAATGGAAAAAGAGAATCATATAAAGGGTGGACGAGAGTAGAAGAAACCGAATAAACAGAGGGGCTTGACGTTTCTTTTGTTATTGGTTATAATATGAATGTAGTTAGGGAAGAGTAATTCCTTCCCTTCTACAATGTTCAATTATCTAAAGTTTTTTATGACGAACCTCATGAAACTTGTCAAGATTATTGACCTATATGAAAACCGGGTTGATGATAAGAGACGAGAAAAACTATCTACATTTCCAATAGTAGGATCAATTCCTCCCAATATTCCTAGACTTTCAGATCTTGTATATCAATACAAGAACGATGAAAATTTTGACTGGAGAAGCACATACGTAGCTCGTGTTCCAGCAAATATGGTATATTCTTCTCCACTATATAACAGGCCATATGAAATTGATCTGAATCGTTGTGAGAGGTATGTTCAAGATGAGGGTGCATTTTCTTATGTATTAGCAGGGACTGGTTCTGGTTATGTGAGACCAGATGGAACCTTTGTAAGCACTCAAGGTGGGCACAGAACTACAGAAGCATATGCGGTATCTCTTAATCCAAATGTAGAACTTCTGGTCAATGTAAAATTCCATGATCCTGAATCTACTGAAGATCAAATTGTTGAGTTAGAAGCAAAAGATCATCACGTTGATGCTGCTAAACGTAATCCACAAAACACCGAGCATAAGTTTAGATCTGCATATAGATCTAAAGAAAATTGGGCAGTAAAACTCTTTAATTATCTACAACCATTTAGTATTGGTATTGCTGGAACTTTGGAGAAAGCAAAGTTTACTCTTAACTCTCATTCATATTTAACCACTGCTCTTAACCTTACGGAAGAAGGAACTGTTACTCGTTACTTAACGACTTTTACACAAAATAATTGTGAAAAAGAACTTTTGGGAAATGCTATTGTAGCAGGATGTCTTTTTTTGCAGGGATTTTCTGAATATATTTCAAAAATTGATAAGGACAATAATATTGATTCTTTCGATTTAATGATGAAGTTTTACTTCACCGAGTATGGAAGTCTTATGAGTATGGTTGATCCTGATGCAAGAGATTTGACACAAACTGATCTTGTTAAAGGAAATAGTCTTTATAAAGGAAATGAACCTGCTGTAGCTAGATTTGTATTCTGTTATAATGATTTTATTAGAGTCAAGAGATACCAGATCAGTGGAAGGCAAAAAACGGCTATTCCTTTTGATGGATCTGAAGATAAGGGATGGAACACATTTATTTCAAATGCTCATCCTTTAATGAAACCTGCACTTGGGCAACTTGCAACAACTAAGTTTTTCTGATAACCGAATAAAAATGTAGGGGTGGCAACACCCCCTTTTTTATGGTTTGTGCTATAAATATATCGGATGCCTGCGGGGTCCACACAATCAAATCTTGCTTTTAAAGGAGAAGTACAAAAATGGACTTAATGAAGTATAACGCCGCCAACATTAATCAACTGTTGGATCGTATTCATAAGAATAGTATT